TCAATCCTTATTTAGAAGTATTTGCATTCAATTATAAAAACAATACATTTGTTTACAGATGTGATGAAAGATATGGTAATTCATTCTTCAAATATGAATCAGCTTTAGAATTGGTAAATGAAGTAAGAAATGAATTAAACTGTGACTTAACTTACTTCTATGAAAATAAATTAGGTAAAGAGTTAATTGTTAAAAGAAAACTTGAAGATAAAGAAAGAGAAATTACTCTTAAATTAGAAGATATTAACTTTAACATTGATAAAATTAAAGGTTCTATTCAAATGATTGGTGAATCAGAAACTTTAACTACTGCTCTTAAAAACTTAGAGAAAAGAAGTACAAATCTTAACACTGAATTACAATCAGTTAAAGAATTACAATACAAAGAAAGAGTTAGAGGATAATCATTCTAAAACATATAAAAAATACTCAAATGAAAGTTTGAGTATTTTTTTTAATATATATGTTATGTATTCACTTTATGTTTTAAAAGATCCAAATAGTTTAGATATTAGATATGTAGGTTATTCAAATAATCCTAAAAGAAGATTGTGGGAACACATAAGAGATGCTAAGAAAGGTGTTAAAACTCATAAGTCATATTGGATAAAGTCTTTGATTGATAATCAACAATCTCCATTAATAGAGATTATATATAATTCTAATAATCATGATGATATACTATATAGAGAAATTGAACTTATAAAAGAACTTAAAGATACTGGATTTTTACTAACTAATCTAACTGATGGTGGTGATGGTCAAAGGGGTAAAAAATTGGATAAGAATCATCCAATTATTAATTATAATCTTGGTAAAAAGATGTCAGATGAAACTAAAAAGAAGTTATCAGAATCTAGAAAAGGTATAGTTTTTACTAAAGAACATAGAAATAAATTATCAAGTAAGAAAATAGGTTCTAAAAGAAGTTTAGAATCAATAGAAAAACAATCAATGACAAAATCTTGTGAAATAAAGGTTTTATATAATGATAAAGTTTTTATTTTTTCTAAAAAATCAGAAGCAGTTAAATTTACTGGTGTTAACTCAAACCAAATAGATAAATTAATAGAAAAAGAAAAAAAATCTAAAAAAGGCTACTTTTTTATTAAACTTTATTAATCACAAATATATAACATGAAACCATTAAAGGTAAATAAAGAGGTTTAACTCTTATAAAAAATGATTTAAAGGTTATTTATTTAAACAATAAAGATCTCTACATAGAGATCATAGTGTCAAAAGCACAGGGAAGACTAACAAGAAATGCTGAGAAGATGCTAGAACTTTTAGCAAAGAAAACAATCAAAAAAATGAGATACTGGTCAAATGATGACAAATTAGATTGCTACCAAAGTGGTCTATTGGATATGTTTCAAAACTGGTATAATTTCAATGAAGACAAATCAATTAATGCCTTTGCTTACTTTACAGAGATATTCAAAAGAGGATTGGCAAAAGGATGGAATGACCTTTATAAAAAGAAAGGTGATAATGAACATCAAATTAAACTTATCTCAATAAATAGTGCAAATGATGGAAATGGACTACACTCTATATAATATTAGAACATTTGATATAGTGGCAAATCCTGGATTTGGTGCTGCCACTATAACAAATACTATGTCTATTTTTCCAAAGAATGTTATAAGAAAGAAAAAGATAGAAAACTTATTAGATAATTTTGATAAAAGTAGTAAATAAATAATAATGAAAAAATTATCAGATACTATTATTCTTCAACTTTGGGAAGAATCTATTAAAGGAAAAGGTTCAAGACCAGATGGTTGTTCTATACATATAGATTTAGAAGCTAGATTGGATTATATCAATAGAGAATATGAGTTAAGACAATCAAATGTTATTCCTGATGAATATGAAGTAGCAGTTGGTGCACCTATTGAAGTTTCAGTTACAGATAATATCTATAATATTATAAAAGAAGCAAAGTCTATTAGATTATTACAAACAGAACTTAGAAACTTAGTTGAGTTAAAAGAAATAGAATATATTTTAGATTAAACACTAAATTTCTTTAAGTGATTTTCAGTTATTATTATAAAACTATAACCTTTTTTATCACACCAAGCAATCATTGTTTCCCACTTACTCTTGTTTTTATATGCCATTTTTAAATCATACTCAAAACTTTTTAACTTTTTCAAACTTGTTTCAGGTACATTTGCAAATTTACCTTCATTTAATTGTATAACCATATCATATTCTTTTTGTGGTTTAACTTCAACAACTACTTCTTTAAGAGTACCATCTGCTAATCTCATTCTATAAAAAAAGTCAGGATAATATCTATGTGCTTTAACTTTTGCATCACCATTATCAAAGTGAGTCATCTGATATGGGATTTCTAAACATTCTGCACCCCATTGAAATATTTCAGGTTTCATATCCATCCAGAACATAATCTTCTTCTCCCAAGATGATCTATAGTACACACCACCCTCTGTGTTTAATTTTAAGACCTTATCTTTATTCTGAGGTATAAAGTTACCACCATGAAATTTTGAGTTGTTAGGTTTAGAATTTATCATTGTTTGATTTACTTTTTTTTATATATAAAAATAAAAATCCCTTATGGCAGAACTAATAGAAAGAGTTAAACTTAGCTTACTTGTTAATGGAAATGGAATTGTTGAGAACTTTAAGAATAACTCATTATTTTTTTATGAGAAGTATAATCAAAGTGCACCAGATGTATTGGCAATTAGTATTACTGATATTTACCCAGGAGGTTTTTATTTCTTTCATTATTTAGATGATTCAAACTGGATGAAGTATTCACCAGTATTTGTTGCAGACTTTAAGAAGTTTGATGATAAAGTAATTTTATTTGCAGTTAATTTCAATTTTATTCCAATGGAGATAAGAGTGATGTTATTTGATAAGTTTATTTTACCAGAAGACTTTGAAAAGAATAGTTTATTAAAAGTTGATTATAATGGTATGTATAATGAGATTAGAAAATTAGGATTTGAATATGCTTTAATGGAGTTCAATGCAATTCAATTGGTTAGAGTTCATAGAATTAGTTTAGAGTTACTACCAAGATTTTTATATTCACAACATCCTATAAATAAATATGATCCTAACAAGTTAAATGAAATATGGGTTGCTAAAATTGGTAAAAGAGATGAAAGACATAAAGAATTAATGACATCTGCATTAAATGACTTTTATGATGTTAATAGTGAGATTTCAGAAAAGTATAATGTGATGAAGGATCATATTAAGAGATTACAGACAAGTCTTACCAAGTATGGGAAAAGATAGTTATATATAAATTATATCATCTATATATTTCCATATATATCCACTTGATGTACTATAACTATTAGTTATGTTATTAAGACAACAATTATAGATAGCTTTTCTATTAAAGTTATTAATGGTTGCTGCATCTCTTATAGATGCATACTCTGATATAATATTTCCACTTTTATCAATTTGTATAACTCTTTTTTTATTTTTAATTCTACTTAATTTAGAATTATTATTAACTATCTCTATATCTTTAAATTTCCAAATAAAAAATCCTGCATGTTTTAGAATACCATTACATGCTCTACTTATATTTGGTGTTGCTATTCCAGTATTTCTACTGGCTTCATTTAATGACTCAAACTCATTTATCAAATCTCCATATAGATTATATTGTAAGACACTAGTTGATATTTTCTTTATATAGTCTGAATTAGTTGTTATTTGACCTCCTCCACCTTTAGTTTGATTACATTTTGGATTTATTATATCAATCCAATACATTTCCCTATCTTGCCAATTTATATCACAACATATTTCTAAAACTTCTAAAATTGGTTTAGTATTATTTTCTTTTAGTTTTCTTATCCAATTTACTTTTTTGGTATTTATACCTTTATTGACCTCTTGTAAATGATTATTATATCTTCTTTTAATATTATTTGTTTTTCCAATATATTTAATCTCATTATTCTCAGGATCTTTCAATGCATAGATATATATTTCATTCATAACTAGTATTTACTTTTTATTTATATATTAAATAATACACACTCTCTATTATATTTTGCCATAATTAGGAAAATTAAAATTAATATATACAAGTATTAAAAATATAAAATAGATAATGAGTAGTTACAATAATTTCGACACTAATAGCAATACTGCCAACTTTGGTGCTGCAGGACAATCTGCAGTAGAAAATAAAGGACTATTTAATAGGATATTAAGAACTTTATCATCATATGGAATGAACTATGATGATATGATTATTAGAAATCAAGTGGGTATTGGTATTAATGAGGATCCATATGCTGCTCGTGGAAATTCAATGTATGACTTCTTCTCGCAACGAGCTGTAGCATCTGTATTAAACAGAAAATCAATACCTTATTTAGACAAAGCTTATGCTGATAAGAGAAGAATTTTAAGAGAATACTCTATCAAAGATGAGATTAGAGACTTTGTGAGCTCAATTGCTGATGAGTGTATAGTTTATAATGATGAGAGAGATTTCTGTTCACCAGTGGCTTTACCTATAGAATATTCAACAGAGATACAAGATAAGTATCAAGAGTACTTTGAATCTATTTATAATAAGTTTGGATTCTCTGACAACATTACTGCTTGGAATATGATGAAAGACTTTTTAGTTGATGGTTATGTTGCACTTGAGATTATATTTGATGATAAAAAGAAGAATATTATTAGTTTCAATAGATTAAGACCAGAAACTTTAGTTCCTGCTTATGAACCTTCAATTGGTCACTTATGGATTCAGTTTCCTGAGGATCCACAATTAAGAAGAATATTTTTAGATTCACAGATAGTTTATGTTTCATATTCAACTCAAAATGAATTTTCAGAGACATCTTATGTAGAGGGTTTGATTAAACCTTACAATCAATTAAAAATATTACAACAAACAAGAATAATGTTTAATATTATTAATGCAACTATTTATCAGAAGTTTACTATTCCAATTAAAGGTATGTCAAGACAAAGAGCAGAAGAACAAATAGGACAATTAATACATGATTATTCAGAAGAAGTAGAATGGGATGACTCATTGGGAACTTTAACTATTAATGGTTCTAAACACTTACCTTATAACAAACAAATCTGGTTTCCTGAGGGAGATGCAGGTACTCCAAATATGACATTAGAATCTCCACAAGGTCATAACTTAAATGATGATACAATGTTGGATTGGTTCTTTAAAGCATTAAAGAGAGCATCTAAAATACCAATGTCAAGATTTGAAAGTGATAATGGTGGTGGTAACTTAGTTACTGATGCTGCTGAAATGACAAGAGATGAGATTAAGTTCCATAACTTTATTAGTAGATTAAGATCTAACTTTAAAGAATTAATTGTTAAACCATTAAGATTACAAATGTTAATTGAGTTTCCTGAGTTAAAGGATGATGAGTTTTTTACAAATGCTGTTGATATTACATTCTTTACAAATCAAGTATTTGAAGAATGGAAAAAGATAAACAATTTAGAAAAGAAAGCAGGTATAGTTGGTACTTTACTTGGTGTTATGAATGGTGAGAAACCATACTTTCACATTGAATGGATTATGGATAATGTATTCAAACTTACTCCAGAAGAAAAAGCTGAGAATGCTAAATA